ACTGCATTTAAGTTTTCGCATAACCCAGATGATGCAGTCAAACTAATATCGTCAATTGTTTACGACAACTTTGTTAAAGATCCATCTAACATAGATGAGTTCTTATCAGAAGAAAAAGCAGACAAAACGATTCACTAAAAAATGAAAATAGATAAAAACATACCTATACCTAAAAGAAATTATGGGAATATAACTGACAAATGGCCTTGGAGATTAATGGAAGTAGGTGATAGCATTGCTATACCAATTGATGAAAACAATAGGGTTATTAAAAAATCTTATAAAGCAGGTCAACTTTGTCAAAAAACACTAACAGCAAAGTCATATTTTTCAGGAGTAACAAGAGCTTATCCTGAATACAAATTTTGTAGCAGAATTGTAAAAGAAGAAGAAGGATATGCATTACGCATTTGGCGTATTGAATCTCCTAAATGAGCGAAAATGGTTGGACATACATTGAAGCTTAGATACTACCAACGCAATGCTATTGATGCATTGCACAATTGGTTTGCCACCAGGCCAGTAGAAGAACATGCTCTTATAGCTTTACCTACGGCCGCCGGGAAAACAATTATCTTTTCTCACTTTATAAAAGAGGTGCTAGCAAAGAATCCTGATGCCAGGTTCTTGGTTATGGCACACAGAAAAGAACTTGTATCTCAAGCTGAAACAAAACTAAAGACTGTATGGCCCAATGCACCAACAGGTGTGTTAGCTGCTGGTATGAAACGCTTTCAACATGATGCACAGATACTTATAGCCAGTCGCGATACGCTTGCCTCTCCTAAACGCTTAGAGAAAGTAGGTAAGTTTGACTACATGATTATAGACGAGGCTCACAACGTGCCTCCTAATTCGTTTACCAGATACAAAAAGATTATTGATACTCTGTCAGCTCGTCAGCCTATGAAGGTCATGGGTTGCACTGCTACGCCCTATCGCATGGGCCAAGGTTATATCTATGGAGATCGTAAAGATCATTTCTTCAAAGACATAGCTTACAGTGTATCTATCCCGGAACTAATTCAAGCAGGTTACTTATCAAGACTGTCTGCTTTTGCAGTTAATGATGATGCAATTATTGATGCTAGCAAGGTTAGTTTAAAGTTTAAGAATGGCGACTTCCGGGAAAAAGAACTAGAAGATGTAGCCATGGTAGATGAAACCATCATTGAAGTTATCAACGACTGGATAGATAACGCTTACACCAAAGGCAGAACAGCTTCTGTTTTCTTCTGTGTGTCAGTGCTACACGCGGCCAAGATGACTCAATACTTACAGCAATACAACATCAAGGCTGAACTCATTACAGGTGAGACACCTAACGATAAGCGAGACCAAATACTGCAAGACTTTGAAGATGGCAAGATCCATGCGCTGTGCAACGTTGGTGTGCTGACTGAAGGTTGGGATGCTCCAAGAACAGACTGCATAGCTTTACTAAGGCCAACACAAAGCATCGGCTTGTATGTGCAAATGTGTGGTCGAGGCATGAGGATTCACGATGACAAAGACAATTGTTTATTGCTTGACTATGGTGAAAACGTTGCTAGGCATGGTTGTTTAGATGAAGTAGAACCAGGTGATACATTGCCCGGACGATACAAACCTAAGATTTGTGCAAGTTGTAATGCTATCAACTCACCATCAGCTAAAGAATGTGTTGAATGTGGTCAGAAGTTTGAAGCCAGTAAAACAAATGTTTTGTGGACTAAGAAAGAAAGAGAGGTAGCAAGGCGTACCAAGGCTGAGAAGCAAGCTGTTTTATCAGATGAGAGGAAAGCATCAGTTCCAAAAAGGAAGACCGTGACGGATGTCTACGCAGCTGTAACTAAATCTAAGAATGGTGCTGACTATTGTCAAGTTGTCTTTACAATTAAGGACGAGTTCTTTTCAAAGAAGATGCCTCTAATGTTTGGCCACCCTACTGCACATAATATGGCAGTGCGTAAATGGAAGAAGATAACTCCTAAGTGGGGCTCGCCCACTCAACCTTGGATGGCCGCTGAGTTAATTAAGAACGGTGCGTTCGATTCTATCTCTGAGATCATTGTGCAAAAGCAAGGCAAGTATGAGAATGTTGTTGGTGTTAAAACAAAAGATGGAACGGAGATAAGTTTATGAAAGAGATTGAACAAATAAAAATGCGTAAAGATATTGATATATTGACAGATAAATACAGAATATCTTTAAGCGGATTGGCAAGAGAATTTGAATTGCCTGAAAGAACATTAAGAGAATTTATTTTTGCACCACAAAGAAATTTATGTGATGAAAATTTTGTAAAAACAAAAGATGGTCTTGAAAAAATAAAACAAGAAATTAAAAAAGCTAAAGAATATAAAGGCTTTGATTAATGAAAGACATAAACCACTTGCTCGATGATGTAGAGCTACAAGAAGAAAGAAGTCTTAGATTCTATTTAGGTATTAGTCAGATAGGCAATCCAAACCAAAGACTATTGTGGTTGCGTTGGCGATGGCTGATGCCAGATGATTGGGAACCAAGAGTATTGCGTCTGTTGGATCTAGGTAATGTGGTTGAAGAAGATCTAATTAAAAAGTTAAGAAAGATACCTGGCGCGAAGATCTATGACGTAGATAAGAATGGTAATCAGTTTGAGACTAAAGCTTTTGGTGGCCATGTAAAAGGTCATATAGATGGTGTAGCAAAAGATTTACCCGGCTTAAAAGCAAACAAACCATACCTACTAGAGTTTAAGACAGCCAATGAAAATCGTTTTAATAAACTAGAAAAGTTAGGTAGCTATTGCGATTGGTCAGCAGAGTATGATGCTCAAATACATTTGTATATGGGTTTGTTTAAGTTAAGTCATTGCATAGTTATTGTTTACAACAAAAACAATTCAGCTTTATACACAGAAGTAATAGACTTTGATCTTGAGAAGTTCAGTATGTTTATGGACAAAGCCAAGAATATACTGTTAGCTGACGCTCCACCAGATAATTACATACCTGAGACAGATTACAGAATACGCAGCTACATGACTCCAAAGCAACAGTCTGCTTATTTAGGTAGGTCTTTGCCAAGTAAGTTACATTGTAGATCGTGTCGTTTTTCTAACGCTGATATTGAAAGTGGTAATTGGGTTTGCTCTAAAGATAATAGGATAATAAGTAAGAAAAGACAGACCACAGGTTGTGCAAATCACAACTACATTCCAGAACTTATACCAGCACACTGCATAGAAAAGGACGACAGCATAGTAATTTACGAGAAAGATGGTATGCGATTTGTTAATGTCCCGGAGGGCAAACATTCTAAGGAAGATAACTTTTATTCTAGCAAAGAGTTGATAGAGGTTATCAACAGTGGCTTTCCGAAAGAAGCTTTAGAGCAATACAATAAAATAAAACATTTGTTTGATGGCACGATACAAAAGATTAGGCCATGGGTAGACACCGGGGCTCCGTTCTAGTGAAGATTAAATTATCTTTGGATGTTTATTATTCAAAGAAAAAAAAGTTTATCCTAAACCTCAACAACTATCGCAATGCTCATTACAGAGTTCTATCTATAGCAAAGAAGACATACTCAGATGATCTCTTACCAGAGATACAAGACTTACCTAAGTTTACAGAGCCAGTTAGATTGACATACACCTACTACGCTAGAAGCAACAGGCGACTTGACATAAGCAATCCATGTTCGGTCATAGATAAGTTTGCTTGTGACGCTTTGGTAAAAGCTGGGATCATACAAGACGATGACTTCAAACAAATAAAAGAAGTGGTCTATAGGTTTGGTGGAGTGGACAAAGACGATCCAAGGTGTGAGCTAGTAATAGATATATTCTAGGGTGTGCCTACTAATTTGTTTATTTCTTCTTCTCTTAATATATCCGATGCTCTTTTAATCGGTGGAGCAACAGGTTCATCTCTTGGATCTTCAAATTGTCCTTTTAAACGTTGTCCTGTTAGATCTATTTGAGAAGATGCTAAATCACCAATAGGGATTGGTTGAGCTGCTTTTCTTTTTGTTCCAGTCATTGCAAACCGAAGAACATCTTGATTAGGTTCAATTGGATTGAAAAGACCAATCATAACAGCATCTCGATTAGCAACTTTTGCAATTTTTAACTGTTCACTAATTTGATAATCTTTAAGTCCTAAAGTTCTTGCATCTTCAATAGCTGTATAAAGAGTTCTTAACGAGTTATATCTGTCTTCGTTGGTATTGATGTAACCTTGAATAAAATCTTCAGCATCTCTTCTGTTGTTAGATCTTAATAGTCTGTTAAATTCATTGGTTGTTTCTCTAATAGCTCTTTTTGCTTCAGCTGCTTTGTAGTAAAGAGATCTATCAATCTGAGGTTTGATAACTTTAATACCAGAAAAAGCTGACACCATTGTTTCTGCAATATCAATTGGTTTTCCTCTTGGACTAATTAAATCTTCTTTTCCTGTAACAATAGATGCTGCTGCTGTTACAAAATCTTTAGGTACTGTTTGCAATCCATCTGCGTCCATTTCAAATCTAATTGGAGAAATTGTTGGGGCCACTGCATTAAAGAAATGCAATGTTCCTTTTGCTACTTTCTCACCCAACATATCTGATTCGTTGTAAATAGTTTTGCCGGTTTCTGTTTTACCAACTAGAGTAGATTCATATAAGGCTTTTGCGCCCATGCTTGGAGATAAGAAAGGTTCAACAAATTCTCCTACCATGTCAAAAGATGCATTGGTTGCAATATCCATTAAACCAGCTTCGTTTCTTTCTCCATTAGCATAAGCATTCATGACTGCTCTAAATGGTTTTTGTAAATAATCATATGGGTTGGTATAACTAAAATTATATAAACCTGTAATGTTTCCTTGTGCATCTGTGCCTGTTGGTATCATGGTTGATGTTTTCTCCCAAGGTGCAGCAAAAGATCTTTTGTATGCATCTAGTTGCTCTTTATCAGAACCAGTTAAAGCTAAAGCCGTAGCTGTTAAACCGGCTGGGACACCAACTGATGTAGTTATTCCGCCAGCCAATCTTCTTGCACCAACCTTTTGCAGCTCTGGATTACTGCTTGCTATTTCTTTAACTGCTCTTTGTAAAGTATTTAAACCATTTCTTAATACTTCAGCTGGGAAAGCTGTAAAGTTACCAACAACTGGCACATAGTTTAATGATTTAACTATTTCTGGAACTCTAGAATAAGTAGGCGTTACATTTAAAGCTATGTCAGCAGACTCGCCTTTAATAAATTTATCTAAAATATTATCTCCCTTTTTTATTGGAACTGCTTTTCTTAGCTCTCCAACATTAACAGTGCCATCTGCTTTAATAAGTTTTTGTATGTCTGGATCTGCCATGTTTCTTCCAGAACTAACAGGGACAAAATCTGCATCTGAAGATTTGTCTATGACTTTAGCAAACTTAGACTTCTCTCCACTAAAGTTAATCATCCTGGCCGCGTTATCAGATCCTGTGTAAACTCCCTCTGCTTTTGACAAAGGTTTTCTCATAACATCAAAGACAGCTTGTGATTTTGCTTTAGCTAAAACTGCTACATCATCTGTAGCAAAAGTCGCAATATCAGAAAGTTCTTGAAGCTGTGTTCCTTTGCCAACCATAACTCCATACTCTCTAGCTTCTGCAATTTCTTTTGCATATTGAGTTTTCTTTCTTGGATCAAAAATACCAGAAAAAGCCATTTTAAAATTATTAGTAAACTTACCACTTGGTCCAAGATTAGCATTCATTAAAGCCATGAAAGGAACACTGGTGTTGTTTCTTATTTGGGCTGTAGGACCAAGAATGGTTTTACCATATTGAGATAAAGCTTTTAAACCAAGCAATCCTTGATATATTTTTTTTAAAGGAGTTGGGCTATTTGCCAACCAGTCTGTTGTTGTATCCATTAAAGAGTCATGAAAAACTTTTGGTGCGTAAGTGTTTCTTAAAGCACCAGCATCTTTTTTAAATCTTTTATACAGGACTCCATTAATTGTAGTTTCGTCTGGTAGTTTTACTTTGTTATCTGGTCCAAGAGGTAACTCTGGCTCTCCTTTTGAGTTTACAAATATTTCTTCTGGGTTTTTTAAAAACCCGGGATTACCAGAAGCAACGTCTGCACTATTTAAATTTCTTATATCATCAAAAGTTTTTGCTCTACCTGATAAACTACCAAGTTTAGACATAGTAGAAGATGCAGCTACTGCTTCATCTTGTAATGCTAATCTCCAATTCTCTGGTTTATTGTAATCAAGCGCAGTAATTTCACCCATTGCTTTTCTAACAGCTGGCAAATTTTTTAAATCTTTGCCTTGAAGTTGACCAAACTTAATACCTTCTACAAAAAGTTCAGGTGTTTGATATGGGGTGTCTGCTGATCTTGGATTGGTTAACAATTCAAACGCATCATTTGCTTGTTGTGGAGTTCTTATTCCATCTACTTTAATCAACAATTCGTCAATAGCTTTTTGTCTTAATTTTGGATCAACTCTAAAATTTTTATCTATGATAGATCTGTATACAGTTGTTCCATACAATCCTGCATTTTCTCCAATTGCTTCTCTTAACTGTTTAGGTATTAGTAGTTTTGATATGGTAGCGTTTGGATCACTAAATTCAAAAATAGCTTGTTGCTCTAATTTAAACATGTTTTGATTTTTCGCCATGATTTCAGATATCTCGTTGCCTTTAGAAACTCCTAATGCATCATAATCAATTTTGTTTCCAGGACCTTCAAAACTTTTAATTTTTTTCATTGCCTCTCTTTGATACTCAATCATCTTAGCTTTTTTTTCTTTGCCAGTAAGATTTGGAAACTCTCTTTCAACTTTTAATAAGGGAGCTCTGTAAGTAGACATTGCTTTTGTTATTTCTAAAGCATCTTGAGAATTCATTTTGCCACCTACTGAAACTGCATCTTCAAGAGTTCTTCTAACAGCATTCATAGAATCATTGATTGGATTGACCAAAGAAGCTAAATAAAATGATTTGGCCTGCATTGCATCCATAATGTATTTATTGTTTGCTGCTGTTTGTTCGTATTTACCGCCATAAGTAAAATATTTTTTTAAATAATCTACAACGCCTTTGTCAGCTTTATTCGCAGAAGCCAAGGCTGCAGTGCCATCTCCAAATTTAGGGGTAGCTTTAGCTATTGCATTCATGTATGGTGCAGCTAAATCAAGTCCAGCACCCACACCTTTTACAGCCCCGGATACAGCAATAGGAGCTGCATACATAACAGCAGCAGTTTCACCTAGAACTTGTAATCTTTCGGTAAGCCTTGCTAGCGCAGCATCTCTGCCTTGTAAATTTCTTAATCTTTCTTCATCGCTTTCTTTATCAAATAACATGTCAGCAAATGTATCAACATCATCAGTCGCTACAGCTGCATCTATCGCAGCTAAAGTTCCTAGTTGTTGTAACTTAGTCATTTTTGATAAAGCACTCGCAACACCAAGGCCTGGTATTCCAAATTGAGCGACCATTTGCGCGGTCTTACCAGCTGTGCCCTCAACATTTGGTTTGATATCTTCAAAGAATTCGTTTACATCATCGGTTACATCTGTGTTAAATAAAAGATCTAGCCCGGTTGTAGGTATGGTCGCAATACCCTGTGGTATAGAAACAACACCTGCTGCTATCCCTCGGCCTATGTCTCCAATAACAGAGTCAGAACTACTAGAAATTCTTTTCGTAGCTTTTTGTGTGGCTTTTTTTATTTCTTCTGGATCATTGCTTTCAACAAAAATCTGAGTTCCGTTGGGTAGCTTTACTACAGGCATTATTTTTTAGTGACTTGTCTTATTATTTCTGAGTAATCACCATTTGCATCTCTATACATTTGTAAGAGAATATTTTTATCTATAGGGTTGCCACTTAGATCGTATACCTTATCTTCTTTTTTAGGCTTGTTGTCATAAAGAATGTTTAAGACTTGATCTTCAACTGCTTGAGCGGCTTGAGCGTCTGCCACTGGATCTGCTGGTGTTGTTGCAGTGCTAAGTTGTCTCATGGCTTTTAAAATTTCTGGATTTTCTTTTATTTCTTGAATTAATCTTAATTGATCTGGAATTTCTCCCTCTTGTCTTGCTTGCTCTGCCATAACACCACCAGCAAAATCAGCAAGACCGCTTCTTTCAACAATACCTTCTGTTGGTGTCATCATAGCTACGAAGCCAGCCATCATTTGTTTTGCAAATTCTGGATCTTTACCAAGCTTGTCAGTGTAACTTGCTGGGAAAGATGCAACATAATCTACAAAAGTAGGTTCAGTTCTTCCTGCTGCTTGAGCTCTTTCTAATGCTTTAGCATAGTTAAAGTCTCTAAGTGATGAGTCTGCATCTAAAACATCTTTGTCTCCACCGCCATCAGCTATTCGTCCTAAATTTGGGTCTGTGGTTTCTTCGTCAGGTAAAAGAGCAGATACTCCCATTGCAAGAGGGGTTCCATAAAGAGCTGTTCTAGCAGCTAATCTTTTGGGGTTTTGCATTGCAGGAATTTTACCAAGAATTTCTTTACCTTTGCCTGTTAAATAAGCCAACTCTGGTGGAATGAAAGAATCACCTTCAGGAGCGTCTTTAGATATAGCTGTTTCTTTTTCTTTATCTGCTTTCTTTTTAGTTTTTGTTTTCTTTTTTGGTTTTAATCTGTTTACTAATCCTTTTATACCAGCTTTAAGAGCACCTATTCTGCCACCACTTGCAAGTTGAGCTATACCACCGTCAGCCATTCTCATTACGCCAGGAGCTTCAAAGGGTCTCATTGCAATAAACTGTCCGCCTGTCATTTCTTCAGTCTCTCCAGGAGATGTGCCTAGTTGACTAGCAAACTCTGCAAATGCTGCTAGTCCTTTCATTTTATCAAAAGACTTTTCTTCTTTTGGTTTTTCTTCGTCTGCTTTAACTATTTCAAGATCTTCTGCTGCATCATCCAAAGCTTCATTGTCTAGTTCGTATCCAACTTCACCAGTTAGAGTTAATGCTGGTATTCCCATAGAAACTTTTTTACTTTTTAAAATATTTTCTACTCCACTAGGTTTATAATTTTTTCCAGCTTTTGATGCTTTGTTTGCAATTCTTGCGCCTTTAATTGATCGAGCTGCTACTGCTCCTATTGGGCCTGCAAAATATAAAGGTGCTGTTGCATAGTCTACTGGGTCAGTATAATCAAAAATATAATCTTTAAATTGCTCTTTAAAACCTTCAGCTGCTTTTCCAAAATCAGCAGAAGCACCAGACATATCATCAATTCGCTGTTTTTCTGAGATGGCTTGCATGATTTCTTCATCGCTCATGCCGAAAGGTTGAACGCCTAGCTGTAAAGCTTTTTGTACTAAATCGCCATTAGCATATCCTCTTGGCTCTAGCCCTGACATGATTCCGTACATTATAATATTCTTCCGTAATCCACAGTATAGTATCCATCTTTGACCATAACTGCATCAGGTTTCACTTCTAGAACTTCTTGCGCTAATACACCTTCTGCTGGTTCAGACTCAGCACCAATGGACTTACCTGTTTCATTCCAATCCCATGTGTACCAACCAACACCTGGCTCTAGCTCGCCAACTTTTTTAATGTTTTCTTTTAAATCTGTATCTGATAAAGCATAAATACTAGCAGCTGATCCAAGTGCTCCAAGAGCTTGAGAAAATCCACTAGGCTTCTGATAACTTTGTGGCTGATAAGGACTTCCTGATGTGCCACCGCTAATTTGACCTGTCGGCATACCAGCAAGTAATTGTTGTCCTGTAAGCAATCTTTGTAGTGGCTCTCCAGCAAGTTGTTGCGCTCCAGTAAACTGTCTTGATAGTGCTGCTTGTTGAGTAGCTTGGCCTTGCTGACCAAGTTGATTTAACATATTTACTTGAGTGCCTAGCTGTTGCTGAGTTTGTCTGCCTAGTCCTGCTAGTCCGCCACCAATCTGTCCAAACTGGCCGCCAAGTCCTGCGCTTAATTGTCCAAGCCCACCAAGAGCTTGACCTAGTTGTGCTTGTTGGCCGCCAAGTCCTGCTTGTAGTGATGCAAGTCCTTGTTGAGCACTTCGTTGTCGTTCAAATGCTTGTTGCGCTTGTTGTTGCGCTTGACCAAAGCCAGCACTTCTAATACCAGATACAGCCTCTGCTGCTCCACGTCCTGTTTGTCTTGCTAATTCTTCTTGCGATATACGTCCACGAGAGCCACCAAAAGCACCTTGCGATATGGCTCTGTCTCTTAGACCAATATCTGCTTGTGCTGACTGTCTGCCTATGTCTTCTAATGTTTGTTGGACAACTTGATCTTCGTATGGATCAAAAAACATTCTAGCCATTGAAGGATCATAAATACCTGTGGTTCCTTTAGCTGTTTCTTCAGCTCTTTGTAACGCACCAAGACCACCAGTTACAGCTTCACGAGCACCCGGTAAATATCCAAAAGCTTCATCTAAAGCTCTTTCCTGTCTACCGAAGAGTCGACCAGCTTCAGTTACATAGGGTTGATACTCACCAAGTCTTCCAGCTTGCTGTCGGGCCTGTATTTGTAGGGGGGTGAGCCCAGCAGTTTGCTCAATGGGAATATCCCTAGGTCTAGATATGAGACCTTCATATTCACCGGGTGCGCCAAAGTAAGAGGCTAGTAATCTTCGTGAATAGTCTTCTGCGTATGGTTGAACAAAAGAATAACCAGTCTGAGGCGCAGTAATAACCTGTGCTTCTGGACCTAATTTTGTTTTACTGCTCAGACACATCTTTTATTTATTTCCTATAATACATACCACCTATTTGGTGAAAGCCTTTTTTTTCAAAAAGTTTCTTAGCTCTTTCTACACCCTCTAGGTTAAAAATACCAAGAATCAAAGGCTTGTCTTGTTCTTTAGCATAATCTATTACTGCATCTATTAAAAGATGTGACGGTGGTGTTTGGTCTTTTATGTTTCTATACTCTGGCATAACATAAAACCAACCATCGCCTATGTATTGTTCTGCTGACCACCAATAGTCATTTGGACTTGCAGCAATACTACCAATGATTGTATCACCATCTAATACATTATACACAATACCGTTAAACAAGAAATGATTTATGTGAGAGGATGCTCGGCTCCATTCAATGGGTGGAGATCCTTCGCTTGATAAAGAATGTTCTGACCAAAAGTGTTCTGATAAGAAATCAGCTATGCGTTTACCATTTTCAGCAATAGGTTCTACCTTTTCTAAGGTTAGATTCATACAAGTTTTTTGGCTATTTCTTCTCCAAATTTTTGCATCTTGTACATTTCACGAGCACCTAGTAATCTTTGCTCATATTCGTCATTAGGATCTGCTCCAGCTGCAAGACCAATACCTCTAACTGCTGCTGAGTTAGTTACAAACTCACCATCACTTAACATTGCTGGTATCTTATCGCCTCTTTCACCACCAGGGCCTGTGATTAATTCATCTCTTTCAGGAAAGTCTTCAACATCTGCTTCAACATAAGTTCCATCTTTGGCATATAACTGACTGGCTATACGTCTAGGCTGCATGTCATCTATAAAGGTAGCTTCTTTTGGGGGTGCTACCAATGGAGAGAAAGGTACGCCTTTGGCTTGTGCATAAATTTTAGATACTTCACTTGGATAGAATCTATATGCATCTGGTGTTTTGTCTTGAGCGTCAATACTTATTGAAGCACCAGGAGTTGTATTTTGATATCCCATTGATCTAGCGTAAGAACCTATACCTTTTGAAGGTGCGCCATATGCTCTAGCAATAGCGGTGGCCATATCTTCTTCAGTAACATTTTCAGTATCTATTCCTAATACATCTTTAAAATATCTTGAAATATTTTGAATATCAATTCCTGCTATGCCACCAAATTCATAACCTGGGACATCATAGCCAAACTTATCTTCAACTAAAGATGGATTCTTTTTAGCTAAAGCTTTAAGACCTTTGTTTGCTGTTTCTAAACTTTTCATTTACTTTCCATTATAGCTAATATTTTATTTATGAAAACTTAGTTCTCTTTCTTCTGTCTGACATAACTGCACCACAGCCTTTATGCATACGAGATACTATACCACCATTTTTCTTTTTTATTATAGTCTTAACATTGGTTGGTTTGCCACCGGGATTACCGGCCGCACGTTTTCTACTAACTGCACTACGCCTTTGAGCTGCTGTCATGGCTTTAGCTTTGGCTCTTGGTACACACTTAGGGTATTTACGTTTACCTTTCTTTTTAGCAGATTTTCTACCGCAGGCTTGGAACTTACCTTTTTTCTTTGGTGCACCTATGTCTACCCAATCTCCCTTTGGCCCTTTGCCAAACCATTCAGTTAAGCCTTTAGTTGGTTTAGCCACGTTTTTTTCTCATGTTTCTAATGCTATCTTTGCCTTTTTTAAATATAGACACCACTTGTGTTTTACCCATAACTTTAGCTCTTTGTTCTCCTACAGTTAAGATTTGTATCTTTCTTGCAAAAGGTTTTTTAATTTTTTTAACTTTAGCAACTGTAGCTCTAGCATCAGCAGGTGTTGCAAATTTTATTTTAACAGTGTCTTTTGGGTTTTCATCTGTGTAAAGTCTGCGACCAGACCCTTTAGGTTTTTTGCCTGTTCCAACCTTTGGATCTTTTCTTTTTCTTTGCACTTTTATCTATAGCCTCCACCTCTTTTTTTATAGGTTCTTACTAACCAGCCATTAGCGTACGCACTTGGGTACACCTTAAACTTTCGTTTAGCTTCAGCTTTTACCCTAGCATATAAAGCTGGATTAGTAGGTGTGGCTCCCTTTTTTTTCTTTGTAGTTTTTCTTTTTGCAGGCATATTTTGCTCCTGATTATAATGTTAAGGTGATATCACCATTTGTTTTAATACTTATATTACCAATTTCTGCGCTAGCTTCAAACCCATGTGGATCTACAGGCGTGTGTAGATCTACCCACTTGTTGCCAGTATAGACTTGTAATACGCCAATAGATGTATTCCAAATAACATCTCCGGCATTAAAATTTAGTATGCCTATTTGTGCATCAGTAAACTGAGGCGTGCCATTAGGATCAAATTTATCTAAATTTAATTCTAATATTCTAACTAAACGATTAAATACTGAAACATCAACATCATTTACAGCTAATGGTAATCTAGTGTCAAGAAGCTTTGCCATCTATCTTCTACCATCAGTTTTGATATCAAATCTATTTATTCCTAATCTCCATTTAAAACCCAGTCTTACGCCTGTATCAGCATCGTCATCTGATTGCACTCGAAATACCATTTGCCTACCTCTTGCACGAATAAAGTTTTGTTTAGTTGAACTAGTTACATTATTAGTTGAATTAGTAGTTAAATTTTCTCCGGGAAAGTTTCTAGTTTTAACTACAAAATTTATTTGACCTGTTGTTGGAGTGTCGCCAAAAAATTTAACATCAGGAATAATTCTGCTTACAAATCCAAATTGTTCTCCTTGTTCTATATCTATATCACCAGATTCTATAAATACATTATCCATTGGAGAACCATCATCGTCATCTCCACTTTCATGATTATATAAAACACTACTGTTGCTAGATCCTTCAGTAGCTAAAGGATTTGCAAATATTCCTTCATCAAGCCAAGCTGTTCTAGACAACTGGCCTATACTCCAAACTCCTTCTAGATAGTTGTAATTAACATATCTATCAATGTCATCACTACCACTAGATGCATAAAACCAACCTATTTCATTAAACTCTTTATTGCTAAAGGCAAATATTTTAAATGACTGAGTATTGTTTAAATCGTCTAAAACGTAATTTAAGACACTACAAGGCACTCTTTGCACTGAGCCAGTGTATTTGTAGAAACCATCTCTTGCCATCCAATACACGCCATCTGGTGCGTTCACAGCACCATTTGGCGATATCATGCCTACATTTTCGTTGATGAGGTTAACACCAAAGGTAAAAGGTGCACCTACAAACTGCATGGAATATAAAGATGTATCTGTCCAAATAAGTATTTCTTGTCTTGCTCTTAGGCCTCCAACTATCTGTGAACCTGAAGATAATCTTATATCACCTGCTGTATTTGTAGCTGTTGGCTCCCAAACTGTAACACTTTCTTGGTCGCTAAATGCTATTAATAGAGGATCAGATGAACCACTTCTAGCACTACCAACTATTGGATCAGCACCTAAAACTATTACATGCCTATCAATATCACTAACAATGGTTTGTAATCCAACTGTAGGAGCTAAATTGGCACCAGATAATGATGTTATATTAACTGCTCTATTGTTAACTCCTGATGATTCGTCCCAAAAGAAAATACCTCCAGCTCTTGGATTAATAACTAAATCTTCACCAAACGCATCATGCGACCACAGTCTTAGTTGATTAGCAAAACTTACAGCAGCTGCAGATCCCCAAGTGCCATCTCCCCAGGTGCTGACTCCCCAACCTGTAGATGGTAAATAAACATTAAGTCCAGTATTAATCTGATAAGCACCTACAACTGAACTGCCTCCATTACCACTATCACTTGCATTAGCAGTAACTGTAACCCCGCTAGTATTTTTTGCCTCTATGGTATAAGAGTTTGCATTGACTATGGTTGCTATCTGATATTCTTGATTTAGAACATTTGAGTTGATATTACCGCCTAAAGAAGAAGCACCAGAGAAAGTAACAAAATCATTTGCTACTGCACCATGAGCAGTGTCTGCAACCGTGACTGTTGAAGACCCATTGGTTGCAGAAAAAGTTACGTCTCCTGCTGCTGTTGTAGATCTAATTGGGGTTACATCATTAAAACTATTACCTTCTTTTACATAATATTTTAAATTTGTTCCTAGACCTAAGTATTTTGTCGAGTCAAGAGATACCCAACCTATCAATGCACGACATGCACCTAAAAAAGTATTAACAGTATTTTTTGCCCACCCACCTATTTTTTCTGGTAGTCCTTTTCTAAATCTAACTAAATTACCATCTGTCCAACCACCTTTACTCATAAGGTCAGTCATCTCCTTATTTATGCCGGGGTTAAATGTAAATTTATTTAATGGCATCTAAACCTCTGTCCAATCTTTACCTTCAAATAATAAAGCCTCTGCTTCTCGTCTGCGAACCAATCCATCATTTACAACACCACTTACTTTATTCCATCGTTTTATTTGATACGGAACTTCTTCGTACGAGCCTTCATTTAGGACACGCAATAATGAACTTTCAGCTAAATTTGTGGGGCCTAAATTGAAACACCATGATGTTAAAGAATCAAATTGATTTTGATGCAATGGCATTGTAACCATATCATTTACATAATTTCCATACTCATGTAACTCATCAATTAACATAATGTCTGCTTTTTCTTGTGACCACACATCGCCTTCTCTAACTCCACGAGTTGATCCCCAACCACATGTCCAAACACCTGCGGCACATTTATAAGCCTCAAGTTTGCAACCTTCAAATTTTTTAACTAATGAAATTCCTTCTTCTGATATAATCATATTAATAGTCCCCCCAGACTTTGGTTTTTTTGCCACCGTCATATTCAACTGCATGGCCTTCGTTGATAAGAAGTTGACAAATATCTTCGCCATCTTCTGTATAAGGTATAGCAAGTATTCTGCCATACTTACCTTTGCCAAATGATTTTATACTTATAGATCCTGTGCATAACTCTATTAATCTATCTTTGGCCGCTAGACCAAGTTTTTTTTCTGCTAAGTCTCGAGTCCTTGACTCAGGCGTGTCTATGCCTGCCAACCTGCAGCGTTGTTTATGCAGACGGACATCAAATCCTAAGTCAAGGGTGACATCAATAGTATCGCCATCAACCACTCTT